AGTCTTAAATGGCATATCCTTCCGTCTCGGGGCCTTACGGCTTCCGTCCGATCAATCTGATCGGAGCGCAGGTATTTGCCGGGGGAACCCGTCAACTACCCATTCAGTACGGTTACGCCACGAGCATCTTCTATGGTGATCTGGTTAACCTGACCCGTGGCACAATCACGAAAAACACCGACACCACCGATTCCACCGGAACCGGTCTGGTTGGCGTGTTCTTGGGTTGTTCCTACACTGACCCCAGCACCAAGCAAAAACTGTTCACCCAGTACTGGCCTTCTGGCACAGCCGCTGGTGACGCTGTTGCTTACGTGTGTGATGACCCTGACACCGTGTTCAAGGTTGTGATGTGTTCTGCGACCACCGTTGTGGCTTCTGGTGCTATTCCCAGCATCGGCCAAAACTACGGCCTGATCCAGAACGCTGGCAACGCTAACACCGGTGACTCGGCTGTTGCTCTGTTGTGGTCGGCTACCACCACCACCATTGACCTCGCCGCTCGCGTTGTTGGCCTCGTTCCTGAGACCGCCATCGTGACCAGCGCCACTGGTTCTTCGTCAAGCACCACCATCACCCTGACTGGTTCTGGCCTGCCCAGCGCCATCCCCGTGGGTACTGATGTGGCTTACGTCGCTTCCAATGGTCAGTTGATCGAAACCGGTTCGTATGTGTCTGTTGCCGCAAACGCAGGTGCTACCTCGGTGACCATCAACAGCGCCATTGCCGTCCCGGGTGGTGTTACCGCCATTCCGAGTTCCTCAACCATCGTGTTTACGCAGTATCCCGAAGTTCTGGTCAAACTGAACTTTGGTACCCACTCGTACTACACCGGTACCGCCGTTTAAGGAGTAATCGAAAATGGCTATTTCCCGCGCACAACTCCTTAAAGAACTGCTTCCCGGCCTGAACGCTCTGTTCGGTCTGGAGTACAAGCGTTACGGCGAGGAACACAAGGAAATCTACGAAACCGAGACCTCGGAGCGTAGTTTTGAAGAGGAAACCAAGTTGTCTGGCTTCTCAGCCGCCCCCGTCAAGCCGGAAGGCTCTGCGCTGGCGTATGACAATGCCCAAGAGGCTTGGACTGCTCGATACAACCATGAGACCATCGCTATGGGCTTCTCAATCACCGAAGAGGCGGTTGAGGATAACCTGTACGACTCTCTGTCGAGCCGTTACACCAAGGCACTGGCCCGTGCTATGGCTTACACCAAACAGGTGAAAGCCGCCTCCGTTCTGAACAACGGCTTCAATGCCGCTGTGACCTACGGTGATGGTCAGGCCCTCTTCAGCACTCAGCACCCGCTGATCTCTGGTGGCTACAACAGCAACCGTCCTTCGACCGCCGCTGACCTGAACGAGACTTCGTTGGAAAACGCAGTCATTCAGATCGCTGGTTGGACAGACGAACGTGGTCTGCTGATCGCCGCCAAGCCCCGGAAACTGATTGTTCCCCCGGCTCTGATGTTCACGGCAACCCGCCTGCTCGAAACCGAGTTGCGTGTGGCTACCGCCGACAACGACATCAACGCCATCAAGAACAACGGTTCGATCCCCGAGGGTTACGCAGTGAACCACTTCTTGACCGACACGAACGCTTGGTTCCTGACCACTGACGTTCCCAACGGTCTGAAGCACTTCGTTCGCACCCCCATGTCTACCGGCATGGACGGTGACTTCGACACCGGAAACGTCCGCTACAAGGCACGTGAGCGTTATTCGTTCGGCGTGTCTGATCCGCTGGGCATTTACGGCTCTCCCGGTTCGTCTTGATCTGGGTAAAAAAAAGGGGGACTTCTGTCCCCTTTTTTTCTTGCCATCGTTTAAACCGCATGGTATAAATGAGGCATTCCGGGGTCCCCGGTGTATCTGACTAGTCCCGGCTAGACGACATGCAGACAGATACGCCTAACTTGCATGTAAGGAAAAGACATGGCACGCACTACATTCCAAGGCCCAGTTCGTTCTTTGGGCGGCATTTACCAACAAGGTCCCGAAGCTGTTGTTGCAATCACAGCTAGCACCACATTGAACCCCGTGTCACACGGCGGTCGTATCCTCACTGTTGGCGGCTCTTTGGCCTCTACTTTGACAATCACTTTGCCTGCGATCAATACCAGCGCAAACCCCTCTTCTTCTGGCCCCGGTCAAGACCCCAACACCCTGAACAACGAAGGTGTTGTGTACACCATCTGGGTGCCCACCACTATCTCTACCAGCTCTTTGAAGATTGGTACAAACGGCACCGACAAGTTTGTTGGCACCATCTTGGGTGTGGACACTGACAGCTCTAACGCTTTGGTTGCCTACACTGCTGGCTCTACCAACGACTTCATCAACTTCAACGGTACTACCACCGGTGGCGTTGCTGGTACTTGGGTCGAGATCGTTGCAATCGCTGCAAACAAATATGTGGTGAACGGTATCGCTTTGGGTTCTGGCACTGTCGCAACTCCATTT